AATGTTTGGTGCATTTATTGAGTTTACTTGGAATAGTGCAACAAAAAAATTAACAGTTTTGCAACGTCCAGGATCAGAAGAATCGGTATTGTTATTTTGTTATAATTATAGACCTGATACGCAAATACTAGCTGATTATCTAGCAAAGCAATGGATTAAAGATTATACACTCGCAGCTTGTAAATATATGCTAGGCGAAGCACGAGAAAAATTTTCCACCATTGCAGGTCCACAAGGCGGAACTGCACTTAATGGTGCTAGTTTAAAGGCAGAAGCCCAGCAAGAAATGGAAAAACTTGAAATTGAAGTTTCAACTGCTGTAGCAGGCGGAACTGGATATTCCTTCCTAATTGGCTGAATTAACTATGTAGTTAACGGTAAAATCCGGTAGTTTTTAGCATGTATGCTAAATACTATTAACAAAATATTACCATCAGACAAGGGGAACTAAAAATGGCATTAACATCACCAGGTGTATCAGTATCAGTAAGCGACGAGAGTTTTTATACTCCAGCTGAACCTGGTACTACACCACTTATATTTGTAGCTACAAAAGAAAATAAACAAAATCCTGGAGCAACAGGTACAGCTTTAGGAACATTAGCTTCCAATGCAGGAAAGCCTTATTTAATCAGCTCACAAAGAGAGCTGTCTGAAACATTTGGCGACCCTTTATTTTATAAAGATGCTAGTAACAATATGTTACATGGTAGCGAACAAAACGAATACGGATTACAAGCTGCATATTCATTTTTAGGTGTAGCTAATAGAGCATTTGTAGTTCGTGCAAATCTTGATTTAGCTGATATTAGCGCAAGTGCAACTGCAACTGCTGGGAAAGCAGCTAATGCATCATATTGGTTTGATACAGATGATACAAAATTTGGTATATTTGAATGGAACGGTGCATCCGGGACAGTAACCGGCGGTCAAAGTTTTACAAATAAAGTTCCAACTGTTATTACTGACACTACTAAAGTAGTTGATTATGCAGGTGCTGATTATACACCAAAAGGTAGTGTAGGCGCAATTGGCGACTATGCTGTAGTTGCAGTTACTAATATTAACAGAATGTGGTATAAAAATTCTGTTGGAGCATGGGTTGAAATTGGAAGTTCTGCATGGAAAGCTAGTCATCCAATGGTAACAGGTACTGTATCTACACCAACTATTGTTGCTGGGCAAACATTATCTTTTAATATTAGTCTTGTTGATAGTGGCGGAACACAAATAAGCCAAGTTACTTCGGGTACTACACTAACTAGTATTGTAGGTGATATTAATGGTAATAGTACACTACAAACTGCAGGTATTACTGCTAAAGCAATAAGTAATCGCCTAGCAATTTATTACAATGGATCAACTGCACAAGGCGGAGTAGCAGTTGATAGAGTAGAAATATACGGAGATGTTGCACTTACTACAGCATTAGGAATAACTCAAGGTGATTATTATTCTCCAGAATTAAATATTGCACCTCATACTAATGTTCCTGAATTTAAAGCAATTAATCCAAATCCAAGACCAACTGGTAGTATATGGATTAAAACTACTAATCCAAATAAAGGCGCAAACTGGTCAGTAAAACAATATAATTCAACTAGTGATGTGTGGACTACAATTGATGCACCAATATATAATACTAATTATGCAGCAATTTATTCTCTTGATAGTACAGGTGGCGGCGCAAATATTTCTGAAGGCGCATTATATATTCAAAATAATCTTACAGAAATAGCAGAAAAACTAGCTACATTTAAAGTATATAGAAAAAATAATTCAGGTGCAACTACAATAACAAGTGGCAAAGTTTTAGCTAGCACATATTCAGCAGGTACTTATTCATTCACAGTTTCAGAATCAAAAACTGGTATAGCTACTATGAGTACACCAGTAACTGTTTCATTTACAGCAACCGGTGCAACATCTGATGCTGAACTAATTGCAAATGCAATTAACTCAGCAGGATTTACTAATATTACTGCTACGATCGATTCTGTAAATAGAATTACTGTTTCACATGCATTAGGCGGCGACATTAGATTTGTTGATACAGCAGGTGCTTTAGCATCTTTGTTTACAATATATGATTCAACTAATGCAAGTTCAACTACTAACTTTTATTTTGTTCCTGGAACAAACACATCTACATCGCCAAAACAGTTTATGGCAAGCTCGTGGAAAGTGTTAACATATACAGCCAAAGCAACTGAGCCAACTACTATCCCAGCAACTGGTACACTTTGGTATAGCTCAATTGTTGACGAAGTAGATCTATTAATACATAACGGAACTACTTGGGTCGGATTGCATAATTTTGATCCATTAGGAGGAAGTGCAACTGGCGCTAGTAGTGTACTTGACCCAGCTGGTCCAATAGTGTCAGCGTCACAGCCAACTACACAATCAGATAAGTCGGCATTAGTTGAAGGCGATATATGGATTAGCACAGCTGATCTTGAAAATTATCCAACTATGTATCGTTGGAATGCATCATCAGCAAAGTGGGCCATTCTAGATAAAACTGATCAAACTACAGAAAATGGTATATTATTTGATGATGTACGTTATAATACCTCAGGAGCAAATAGTGCTACAGCAGGGACAATAGTTGACTTATTAACTAGCAACTATTTAGATCCTGATTCCCCAGATCCAGCACTATATCCAAAAGGTATGATACTATGGAATACACGCAGAAGTGGGTTTAATGTAAAGCGTTATGTACAAAATCACATTGATACCGATGCACTTAATACTAGAATGGCAAATGCATCAATGAGCGGGTATTATGCAAATCGTTGGGTTACTGAATCAGCTAATAATCAAGACGGCTCAGGAAGCTTTGGCAGACACGCACAGCGTAAAGTTGTAGTATCAAAATTACAAGCATCAGTAAATGATAATGATGATATTAGAGATAACGAGTCAAAATTATTTAACCTAATTGCTTGCCCAGGATATCCTGAACTAATTGGAGAAATGAAAACTCTTAATTACGATAGAGGATTAACTGCGTTTGTTATTGGTGATGCTCCAATGAGACTACGTCCAACTGCAACAAATATTAATAATTGGGTAACTAATACTGCACTAGCACCAGAAGATAACGACGACGGTCTAGTAACTAACGACGAATACTTAGGTGTATATTATCCTGCAGGATTCACTAGTGATAATGCAGGTAATAACATTGTTGTTCCAGCAAGTCATATGGTGTTGCGCACAATAGCTCTTAATGACCAAGTTGCATATCCTTGGTTTGCTCCAGCAGGAACAAGAAGAGGCGGCGTTACTAATGCTACTGCAACTGGATATATTAGTGCCGAAGGAGAGTTTATAAGTTCTCCATTAAATGCCGGACAAAGAGATACATTATATTCTAATAATGTAAATCCAATAACATTCTTACAAGGTTCAGGAATAGTTATATTTGGACAAAAAACTAGAGCAAAAAATGCAAGTTCTCTTGATAGAGTTAATGTTGCTAGATTAGTAATTTATCTACGCAGTCAACTTAATGCACTTGCTAAGCCTTATCTGTTTGAACCAAATGATAAAATAACTAGAGACGAAATTAAACAGCAAGTAGAAGGATTATTAGTTGAACTTGTTGGCCTTCGCGCAATCTATGATTATCTAGTAGTATGTGATACTACTAATAATACAAGTACACGTATCGATAGGAATGAACTATATGTAGATATTGCTATAGAACCAGTAAAAGCAGTTGAATTTATATACATTCCATTGCGTTTGAAAAACACAGGAGAAATTGCAGGTTTATAAATTTTTAGGGTCGGGGCAACTTGACCCTAAAATGATAAATACATGTAATAAGGAGCATCATATATGGCAATCTCATCATTAACAAAATTAACAGTTCCACTAGCAACTAACGATAGTGCTTCGTCACAAGGCTTGTTAATGCCAAAACTACAATACCGTTTTCGAGTTACACTAGAAAACTTTGGTATTTCAACACCAACAACAGAGTTAACTAAACAGGTTATGGATGTTAGTAGGCCAACAGTAAGCTTTGAATCTATGGAGATTCCAATTTATAACTCCAAAGTATATCTAGCTGGCAAACATACATGGAACCCATTGTCGTTGAATTTACGTGAAGATGTAAGTAACAATGTACAAAAATTAGTTGGTGAGCAACTACAGAAACAATTTGATTTTATGGAACAGGCAAGTGCTGCATCTGGACTTGATTACAAGTTTTTAACAAGAATGGAAATACTTGACGGTGGCAACGGCTCGTTTACACCAACAGTTTTAGAAACTTGGGAATGTTATGGCTGCTTTGTAACTGAAGCAAATTATAATACACTTAATTATGCAACAAGTGAAC